TAATGGGCGATTACACCATAACGACATCACCTACACTGGCAATGGAAATTAAAGGCACGGCTGTAGTACCTAAAGTATCATACGGCAGTTTCAAGTTATTGACTACTGGTGATATTTCTATTGCAACAGCGATGAAGCCAGCCCCAGGGTCGCCAACCTTTCCTACTATAGCATTACAATCATCATACATATCTACCTCAGCACTTTTCGGTCATACCGAGGTAGTAGGAGTATCATCAGCACCATTAGCAACACCCGGTCAGCTAATGGGTAAATGGACGCAAGTTGATTACGGTGGAATTACAGAGGTGGTGACATTGGGCAACAGACTCACCACAATAGTAGCAGGTAATAAGGCAGACATTGTTAGTGGTTTAACATCTAATACTTCAGGTGCTGGATTCACAGTAGTATCGACTGGAGTTGCAACGATTACATCAACAACAACAGCAACGATTACTGGAGCTCAGACACTTGACCTCAATGGCGGGTCGATCTTGCTGAACTAAAGGAGAACATTATGGCTCTTGATTGCCAGATAGGCGCCCTAGGAGAGTTAGCAGACGAACTCGACGGCGTTTTCAAAATTATAGATGATAAGATTGCGTTTGTCCAGAACAAGATAAATGCAATTCCTGGATTGGTAGATGCTGAACTAACCGCGCAGATTGTTATATTAAAAGCGCAAATGGCAGAGCAGTTCCCACAGTTGGCTGCATTAAGTGATCTCAAGTTGGCATTGCCAGAAGAGATTAAGAATATAGTAGACCTTGCACAAGATGCAGTTGCATTTGCAGGAGAGATTGAAAACTTAAAAGAGAAGTATGCCGACGCGGACATAGACCTACTGAAAGACCCGGCTAATATCAGTAACTTGTTGCGTGATATCCAAGGAGACTTAAACAGATTATGTGATTTAGTTCCTACTCTAGTAGAAGTAGAGGTAGAAGAATGTGAACCAGATACAACAGACGATGCGGGTAATGTGACAGCAGGCGCCTGTAAACTGGTAAAGAAGACTGAATTGCGAGGCAGAGGAAATACTAAGATAGAGTTAAACTCTCGCCCTAACGTAGATGTCAAGTCACTCTTCACTAAGCAAGGAAGAAAAGCCGCGGTTCAAGATATCAAAGAAGCTGTACAAAATGCTAGAATTACCTTTGTTGATGAAGATGGATCAGGTAAAATCACAAAAAGTGGTTTTAATACTTACGGTTATTAAAGGGGTTGTATAAATAGAACTATGAAGAAGCAACCAACAAAACTATACACAGATATAGATATGAATTTCACTAAGAACTTCATTAGTGGGGATATTGGAAAGAAAACCGATGTCCATGCCATCAGACAAGCATTAAAGAATATCATTTACACTAATATAAATGAAAGACCGTTCGATCCTACCTGGGGATCACAAATCAGGGAAATTCTCTTTGAGCCTGTCGATAGATTGTCGAGTGGAGTATTGGAGAATCTCATTCAGCAAGCTATAGAAAATCACGAACCCAGATGTCAAGTGGAACAGGTTAGGGTTACAGCCGCTGAAGATGATAATTCATATAATGCTGAAGTATATTTTCATGTAATAGGAATAAAAGAGATGCAGAAATTGGGTGTTGTTTTGTCGAGGTTACGATAATGCCTAGTGTACTAGTTGGACCTTCAACCGCCGGCGCAGACGCTGCCCATGTGACTTCATTTGGAGTTGGCAATGTCACACTAGCCAACGTGACTGTCAAAGCTGGAGCAACTTATATAGTATGTGTTGGGGATGTCGTGGCACCACACACCGGAACTTCCTCAACTCCGCATCCGACCGTGACAGATCCGGTGACAGTTTTGACGGTAAGTACAGGATCTAGTACGGTAAAAATAAATGGGAGAGCCGTGGCTATGGTAGGTTCAGTGGCTTCATGTGGGGGAGTTGTCACTACAACTCCTTACCCTACTGTCATAATTGGCGCATAAATAAAACAAAAAGAGACAAGTAATGGCAATTAAAAATGTTACTAATTTAGACTTTGACACGATCAAAGCGAATCTGAAAAATCATCTCTCAGCACAGAGTGAGTTTTCTGATTATAATTTTGAGGCATCTGGTCTTTCCACTATAGTGGATCTTCTTGCATATAATACACATTACAATGCTGTCATGGCACACTTGGTTGCGAATGAATCTTTTATAGACAGCGCAGTAAAGAGAAATTCAGTGGTATCTATAGCGAAGACTATGGGATACACTCCACGGTCTGCTAAATCGGCTCGTGCGACTATAACATTGACCGTTAAGCCGGACACTACTTACACTTCAAACACGCTGTTCATTTCAAAAGCTACTATATTTACCAGCACAGTTAATGGTAAAGCATATACATTTACTCCTTTGACAGATGTGACAGTAACCAGAACATATGATGCCGCGGGTTTAGACCAGTTCGTAGCAACTGATATGGTATTGGTAGAAGGAAAAAGAACAAACACATCTATGCTTATCGATGCAAACAGTTTACAGGGTCCAGTTGTTATTCCTAATGATAGCGTAGATACTACGACCATAACCTGTACGATCAAAGATAATATTAATAGTAGTTCCACGACAGCTTACTCTCATGCTGCCAACATTCTTGATGTTGACTCTACTTCAAAGATATTCTATTTGGAAGAATCTACTAATGGAAGATATCAAGCATCTTTTGGTGACGATGTGCTAGGTAAGAAACTTGTTGCTGGTAATGTTGTGAGATTAGAATATGTTGTTTGTGCCGGTTCTGCCCCAAATGGAGCCAAATCATTCATAAACTCTGTCAATTTTACTGGCACAAGTGAGACTGTTACAGGTACTGTTTCATTGGCAGCATCCGGTGGAGCGGTGATAGAAGACATCACAAGCATTCGATTTAATGCACCCAGATTTGCCGCGACTAAGAATAGAATTGTCACGAAGACTGATTACGAGACTGTTATTAAGGCATCCAATGCAAACATTAAAGCAGTCACCGTTTGGGGCGGAGAAGATAATATTCCTCCCATCTATGGAAAAGTGTTCATCTCATTGCAACCACAAGCAGGACTTGTAATAACACAAGCAGAAAAGACTACATTACAGAATGACGTTATTGCAATAAAGCAACCAATAACAATGACCACACAGTTCGTTGATCCTGAGTTTACCTACCTTGGTATGAATATCAGCGCATCATATGATGCTAAAATTACGACAGCATCTTCCGCAACTTTACAGGCAGCAATTGTCGCTGAAGTGGAAAGCTACTTTGATGGTACACTCAATACATTGAAGAAGAACTTCTATTACTCGTTCATTGCGAATAGAATCAATAATGTTTCAAAATCTATTATTGGTAATAACATTGAATTGCGTATTCAGAAAAGACTGACTCCTATACTCAATTCTGTTGGTCGATATGAGCCAAAATTTAATAATAAGATATTGCCTAGTTCAATTAGAACCAATCATTTTACTGCTAAGATAAATAATACAACGTACACATGTAATATTCAGGATAAACCCGCGGCAGATGTTATTGCTCCTGTATATTCAGGAAAGGGAGTCCTTCAACTTGTCGCTGTTGGTTCTGGTATAGTAATTAATGAGGTTTTAGGAACGATTGATTATGATACCGGTGCGATAGACATACCTTCACTGCATATAGTTTCGGTTCTTGGTAGTGTTAATACTTTGCGAGTAAGTACTACTCCACACGAAGGATCAAAAGATATATCCACAGACGTACTTGTTCGTACAACTGAAGAGCAGTTATTTGCCGTTGTTCCACAACCAGCAAGAAACATTATTCTTACTCTTGACAAGAGCGCGTCTGATATACCAAACAATATTAGACCAGGAATTTCTGTAACTATGGTACCGAGAGTAGCTGACTAATGAGCGCACCAAGATTTAAGAAGTATATAAAAGCGATTACCGTCGCTGATGGCGGCACTGGTTATCAGCCAACTGGTAATATCATTACGTCTGGCGACCAACAATATGCTCTTGACTATTTTGGAGAAAACTATGTCATTTATTATGGTCAAAGTACAACCACATTTGCCACAGACTTATTAGTATTAATTAGTGCGCCAACAAGTACTGTATCTGGTGATACTCTTGTACAAGCAACTGCTACCTTAACATTAAGTTCTGGTGTTATCACAGCAATTACTTTGACAGAGATGGGTGATGGATATATTACTGCACCAACGGTACATCTGACAGGTACGCCCACTTCATTTACGAATGTGTCCACTGTTGATTTATCACGAGATGATGGCACTTATACTTCTGTTGCTACTACATCGCTTGATGGTATTGGTACTGGTGCTACGGTTGATATAATAGTAGAATCTGGTAAGATTGTGCAGATTCTTCCGAGTGTTGGAACAAATTATAGAATAGGCGAATTGCTTACTGTAAGCCCAATTGCTATTGGTGGTACTGGCTCAGAAGATCCCATCAACTTCACCGTTTCAGAACTCAACGGTGGTACTGGCGCATCATTCACAGTCGAACTTGGGCAGATTGCTAAGTCAGATACATATCATAAGCCTAAAGTATATCCGATTATAAAGAATCAGATACCAGAATTTGTTAGAGAAGAATATCCTACTCTGGCTACATTCGTTGAGAAATATTACGAGTTCAACGATATAAACACCACTGCATATGGCATCGGTCCTACTAATATATTGCATACTATGCAAGATAGAATGGACCTTGGTTTTCAGAATTACGGAGAAGAAACTAAGACTGATTTCTTAGATACATTCTTTGAGCAGTACGGCAAAGATTTCCCAGTGACGCTTGCCGCAGATAAAAATATACTACTAAAAAATATTAAAGACTTTTACACAGCTAAAGGTTCTGTAAAAGGAATTGAACTTCTATTCAGAATCATGTATAATGAGACTGTCGAAGTATTTGTACCAAATCAATACACACTGCGCCCCTCTGATAATGTATGGTCTAGAGAGTACGTGGTAAAAGTATATGCCAATACGTTCGTTGAATTGTTTGGTGATTTTGATATTTATGATCCAGCCGAATTCGATGGGAAAGCGATATCAGTACATTACCTAGAATCTCTTGGATCGGTTACTACTAGTAGGATAAAACCTGCTAATGTAACTCAGGTTAAAGAGATTGCATACACTTCTCCTACGGCATATGAACTTACACTAGACATTGATCCAAGTTTTGCTATACAGAGTAACGGTGCAGGATTTGAAGGTACCGCTGTTGTTGGTGGCAAGATAGCAACTATTAATACTATCAGTGCTGCCGATTCATCACGCACCGCAGGCACATACACAGTTTCGACTTCTGGTTCCACGTCATCTGTTACTGGTGCAGGGGCAACATTCACTGTTGTTATAGACAGTTCTGGAGCGGCTACTATAACAGTTACGGCTGCCGGTGATAGTTACGCGCCACTAGAAATTATCACTATACTTGATAGCACCTTGGGTGGTGGCGGAGGGGCTTCACTTACATTTAAAGTTGCCACAATCACTGATGGTAAGATAAACAGTGTAACTATAACATCGGGTGGTTTACAGTACACTAGCAATCCTCAAATAAGAGCAACGCCTGCAGCTGGTGATACGATAACAACTGCCGCACAGATGGAAAGCAGAATTTCTGGTGGTAAAGTTACTTCCATATTGTTTACTGATGATGTGCAGGGACTAGGATATAATAATCCTCCTATAATTAGAGCCCCAATATATCCAACTGCAACATACCTAAGTTTAGCATCAGAAGACGGGTCACTTCCACAACACAATAGAGGACTAGTACAGAGAATTCTTTCTAGTGCTGTATATAAATCAAATTCGGGCGCCGCAAATGGCGGATTCAGAGTCGGTGAAACATTCTCAGTAAATGAAGGATCATTGTTAGAAGTATACGCTACCGATTACTTTGCAGATGACTACACTCTAATCAGTCTAGCCAACAATGCTTTTGTGCGAATTTCTAAACTTGATTCTGCTGGCTATCCTACATTACTTGAAGTTATCTCTATCGGCATTGGATTCCAGACTTCTACTTTCGATTTTACAATTACCTCTAGAACTGGTGCGACTGCTACAATAACAGCAACTACTGGATACAACGCTGTCTATCCTGGTGTATATAAAACAACTTCTGGATTCTTGTCTAACGTAAACAGATTACAAGACAATAAGATTTATCAAGCATTCTCATACCAAATTCGCTCTGACAGACCTAAATCAGATTGGGGCGAATACGTTAAGAGAGCCGCGCATCCAGCTGGCATGATTGGATATGCTGACTTACAGATTACTGGTGCAGTCGATGTGGGTAACACCATGTCGGTAGACACTGATTTGATCTTCTACGTTGTTACACCTGACATCGAAGTTGTTGAACTGGGTGAGCTTGTTACCAAAGAAATCGTATCTAATGGGCATGTAGATACATTCGCAACCGCAGAGCCAATATTCTTCACTGGTCCAGGATTAGGAAAGTTAGATATTCCTGTGATGCAAGATGCCGCACCGATCTTTGATGTGGAATCTGTTCTTACTGAAGCATACCAAGTAGATGAATCAACCGCATTTGCCTTTGAAAGAAATGCGGTTGTTGATAGTTATGCCATGCAAGATGTATTCACCCGAGAATGGGTAGCACTACTATCTCGGGCAGATACCACAGGCGCAGGCGATGCTGTAAACACCAAAGATATTCGTCCAGTGTTAGCGGATTCTGTTCGCACAGAAGATGAGCAATCAGTATACGCGATAGATTATTTCCTGGAAGATTATGTTGCGAGTAATAATCCAGAATTCGTTATAGAAAAGAATAACATACTCGATACCTATAATGCTGAAGACGCACCAGCACTAGAATTTGTTCTAAGTGATAGAACAGATAGTTACACTATGCAAGATACTCCAGTAGTTGTTCTTGGATATCTCAGATACTTTATAGGTGCAACCGGTGATGATGTGGTTATGAGTGATGTGGTGAACGAACTACATACATTCAAAGTTTCCACAGATTCTGTTGGCATCGCAGACACACCTAGCTTGCAACCTGGATTACCGCAATCTGATTCATATGTCATGCAAGATGCTATTACAAGAGAATGGGTAGCTTTACTGTCCCGATCTGATTCATACACTGGGCAAGATGTTGCGATCTTACACCCAGGAAGTGCAATAACGGATACTTACACTGCCGCAGATTCGGCAGCAAAAGTCATGGTGAATACACTTACTACAGAAACTTACACTGTAGGTGATGTCGCGAGCCGCGGGTTTAATAAGAATGGTATAAGTGATAGTGGAGCATTACAGGATGTATCAATCACTACTGCTGGTCTACATAAAGCGGAAACAGCCCAGGCGACTACCACAAATGTTGTAACATTCCCGGGCATAAATAGAACAGATGCACCTGTCACTACAGAAGGTGGAAGCATCACAATGCAAGATTTCATAGGATCTTCTGACTACTTCTTAGAAGATTATGTTGCAAGCGAAGTCAGAAGTATCTCATAACTCTTATAAATAAAAGAGAATATATATTACATATATCACATTACAACCAAAAGAAAACTAGGAGAAGTTAAATGTTAAATAAGATAGCTAAAATGAGCGCAAAGGGCAAATTACATGTCGCACTTTATGGACCAGATGGTGCCTTAAAAGAAGAGCGCCTTGTAACTAACGTAGTTGTAGACGATGGACTAGACTACATTGCATCACGAGTTAAAGATGCTACTGCAACTGCTATGAGCCATATGGCTTGTGGTTCAAACGCTACCGCAGCCGCGGCTGGCAACTCTGCACTTGGTACAGAACTTGGTCGTGTTGCATTGACATCAACCACTGTAACAAACGCATCTGTTCAGTACATTGGCGATTTCCCTGCTGGTACTGGTACTGGCGCTGTTGTTGAAGCTGGTATTTTGAATGCATCATCAGGTGGTACGCTCTTATGTCGTACAGTATTTGCTGTTGTCAACAAAGGCGCCGCGGATACTCTGAAAATTACTTGGACCGTAACAGTTGCAGATTCATAAGAATCATTAAATTAACTGAAGAGGTTTAAACAGTGGCTCTATTATATACAGATCAAGGCAGACAACAGTCTGCCCGATCATTCTACAGAGATATCTTTAACGAGAACGACTACTTTTACTTTTATGCGAGTAGGGCGTTACCGTGGGAGAATGATGCTGTGCCTGACACTCCTGAGGATTCTCAGAAGCAGTTAGCTGAATGTAGGAAACAGACTCTTTTTGTTAAAAGGGTTCAAGCAGCCGATGCATGTCTTCTAGCAAGACGCATAGACTGGACCAACGGCACTGTATATGATGAGCATGATGACGGATATACAGCGGCATTGACTGCATCGGGTGGAGCCACTACCCTCTCTTCGGCAAATTTTTATATTATGACATCTGATTTCAATGTCTATAAATGTATTGAAAACAATAATGGTGGAACAAGCATAAGAAAGCCAACTAGTACTGGCACAGAAACATTCACATTGAATGATGGATACAAATGGAAATTCATGTTTCAGGTAAGTGTTGCTGATCGCGGTAAGTTTCTCACAGCGGATTATATTCCTGTGAGGAAAGTATCTGGATCAGGGCAACCTGCATTCGATGTCAATGGTGAAATAGATTCTATTACTGTTACTGCGGCTGGTTCTTCATATGAATCAGTTCCTGCTGTTACTATAGAAGGTGATGGCACCGGTGCATCTGGTACTGCTGTAATGTCCGGGAATGCTGTTCAAAGTATCACACTGAATACAGAAGGATATGGATATTCATTTGCTAGAGTTAGATTTACTGGTGGGGGAGGAACCGGTGCAGCCGCGACTGTCGCTTTAGGATCTTCTGAAACTCCTTCTCTGCAATCTGCGGTTGAATCTACTGCCATTAGGGGAACGATTGATAAAATAAAAGTTCTTACTGCTGGCACAGACTATGTTGCTAATGATGCTGTTGTAGTTATTACTGGTGACGGTGCTGGCTGTGCGGCATCACCTGTCATTAATGTACGAGGAGAGATCACAGGAATTACCGTAATCGCTCCTGGTGTAGGCTACACGTTTGCTGATATTACAATCACACAGACTTTAGGTAATGGATCAGGTGCTACGTTTAGGTCTGTTTTGTCACCCAGATTCGGACATGGTGCTAATCCACAGAAAGAATTGTTTGCGAAGAATGTCGCAGTCAATGTCTCATTTATAAATGACAATCAAGACATTGTAGTTGGAGATGTACTCAGTTCTGATCCTCCAGCTGGAAATGATTTCAGACAGATAGGCATAGTCAAGAACATTCAAAACTTTGCACAGACTGCCAATTTTACTGATGTAGTAGGTACGCCGTGTTATGTAATCACTGTGTCTAATCCAGGTGCCTACAGCATGGACGATATCATTACATCATCTGATGGTGGTAGATTTATTGTAATACAAAAAGTTGACACGAATAACGACGGCACATATGATTTAGTTTATTTGCAAAGATTTTATGGAAACATTACTGCAAGTTCTACTCTTGCCAACGCGACATCTGGTGCTACTGGACTGAGTATAAATACTGTTACTGCACCAGAGATTGATGTATATTCTGGAGACATTATCTACATGGATAACAGACGACCTATAATTAGGGATGTAGATCAAACAGAAACCATTAAAGTCGTATTTAAATTTTAGGAATAAAAGCACATGGCATTAGACTTAAACATTTCACCCTATTATGATGACTTTACGGCTAGTAAGCAGTACGAGAAGGTATTATTCAAACCGGGTGTAGCAGTTCAGGCTAGAGAACTGACACAACTGCAATCTTACCTTACTGCCGCTATAGGCAATCATGCACAGTTTAATCTGACTGAGGGCTCGCGGGTCGAGGGTGGAGAATCTACCATACTGCGAAAGCCTTTCATTAAAATTAATGATGTCGATGCCGCTTCTACCACTATCGTAGATGCCGAACTCACTAACTATACCGGTGATACAGTCACCGGCTCTGTAACTGGAATTACTGCAAAGATTCTGTCTAGCGTAGTTGGTATCGACAGCCATGCAGTAGATAAAAAGACATTATATCTTGCTTACACTGGCGGAAATATAACCGAAGCGGGAAGTGAACAGAGTTCCATTCACTTCATTGCAGGCGAAACCCTTACAGTCACTAGTACAGATTCTGGAAGAAATGGTGATACATTTGTTGTAGATAATAACAAAAGCGCAACCGTAACTAATGAGAATTATTATGGATACGGGCTGTTCTTTGTAATCTCTGATGGTATTTTCTTCCTAAAGAATCAATTCGTAACTCACTTACGACAGGAAATTGTTGTAGATAAGTACAACCCAATTGCAAGTTCTTATGTTGGACTGAAAGCCAAAGAGTCTATTGTAACTTCCGACACAGATACTAGCCTACTTGATCCAGCATCAGGTTCTTTCAACTACAACTCTCCTGGAGCAGATCGATATAAGATCGCAACAGAGATTGCTATTCTAGGAATAGATGTTGATGGTGATGCGGATTTCGTAGCCACTGATAAAATCGTTAATGGCGAATACTATCAGAAAAAGCCAGAAGGCGCTAGTATGCTTTCTATGCTTGGAAAGATTCTCGCAGAAAGAACTTCTGAAGAATCAGGTGACTATGTAACAAAAAAATTCGATATCAATATTGATGAGCATTTGGCTACTTCCAATAATCAAGGTAAATTCTCTGCCGCAGACGGTGGAAATGCATTAAAACTTGCTCTATCTATTGGTGGCGGCACAGCATATGTTAACGGATACAGACATGCGTATGGTACGAGTACTGTACTTCCCGTAAACAAAGGCACCTCAACCCTAACACAAGAAGGGCAAACAGTATCTACGGGATACGGAAACTACTTCATAGTTGATGAGTATTGCGGGTTGTGGAACATTGAAGATGGCAATCTAGTCACTCTTTACTCAACAGCCAAAGACGCAGTAACGGCAACTACATTTGGATCGACAGCGGCTCCTAGTGCTGCCCAAATTATTGGACAAGCTAGAGTTAAGCATATCTCGTATGACACGGGCACTCTTGGTGCAGCCGCATGTAAATATCGCATGTATCTTTATGACATTAAGATTACAAAAGGCACCCTGTCTGGCGTTAGAGGAATTTATTACTCCGCCGGCACAGATAGTGGCTTTGCTGATGTTGTTCTAGAAAGTGGTGTTGCGGTACTAAAAGAACCTAATCAGAATAAATTAGTATTCCGAGCTCCATATAGAAGTGCTAAGACACTTGCTGCCGCTGGTGGTGGCTCATATGATACTTCATATTACCATCAAGAAGAGTTCGATGTAACCTTTGCCGCAAACGGCACAGCAACACTTGGTGCTACCGGAGCAATGACTTTTCCGTATTCTGCAAGCATCACTCAAACATTAGTTAATCAAAACTTTATCTGTGTTCTTACATCTGCCCAAACTATTAATAGTGTGGCAATGGCTGAAGGTCGAGTACTTCCATTAACTGCGGCTATGTTTACTGCTGTTAGTGCGACATCAATTTCACTAGATGTTGGTAGTGCAAGTGGAACATTCACTGCTAAGATATTCGTGAATGTTAAGAATACAGACACTACTCCTGTTCCCAAGACATTAGTATCTAACATATACGTCAAGATTAATACTGCAACAAACGCAGGTGGAAGATATGGACCATGGAACTTGGGTGTTCCTGATGCATTTAAGATTCAGAATGTTTATGTTAATGGAACTGCTTTTGCTGAAACTGGACAAGATCAAAAGAATAAATTTAGTCTAGACAGTGGACAAACTGACAATCTATATGAACATTCTAAATTGATTGCTAACCCAGGTCAATTAGATAATTTAAATAAGTTTATTGTTGTCAAGTTACAATGCTTTACTCCAAATTATACCTCTACTAATGGCACTTGGTTCTCAGTCGATTCATATCCTGTTAATGATACTGGAACTGCAAGTACTATTTTCACTTATGAGATACCCAATTATAGGTCTAAGAAGGGTGGGCTGTATGCACTTAGGGATTGCATTGACTTTCGTCCATATGTTTTAGCTACTGCTAACATCAGTGGTGTGATGGCTGATGCAACAATAAATCCCGCTACTGGTACGACTCTACTTAAACCAGATGATGGAGTACATGTTCCTGGACCCATAACTAACTTTTCAACTGACGTGGAATATTATCTTCCTCGCATGGATAAAGTTGTAATATCCGAACAGGGCGACTTTGTTGTTGCTGAGGGAATTCCTAGTGTTTCACCACGACCTCCTATTACAGATTGGGGAATGACTATTGCGGAGCTTAATATTCCTCCGTATCCTTCTATCTCACCCTTCCTAGGAAAAGTGCATCAGAAGCCACACATGACTGTTGGTAAACGTATTCAACAGACAAGACGTTATTCAATGAATGACATTGCTGCCATTGAAAAGAGAATTGGCAGACTGGAATATTACACGGCTCTATCCTTGATGGAAAGAGAAGCAGATAGTCTGAAGATTCTAGATGCTTCTGGAAATGATCGATTCAAGAATGGAATCTTTGTAAATGTATTCGACAGCCATACATTAAGCGCAGTTGGTGACCCAGGATTCAAGGCATCGATTAATCCTGTAACTAATTCTGTTGGACCAGCATACGAAGAAGACAATATTAATCTAGACTTCAATTCTACTTCCTCTAGTAATATTACAAAAACAGGAAGTTTATTAACTCTTCCTTATACTCCAGTAGTATTCAGTAATAATAGATTTAGTTCTAAGACTAGAAACTGTGTTGGTGAATTGTTGTTTGACTTTTATGGTGATCTTACTGTCTACCCAAGATCACAGAATCATGTTGATACGTCACGGGCGGCAGATTTGGAAGTCGTAGATGATTCATTGAGTCTATTTGCGGGTGACTTAGCCAAGAACCTAAACAATGCACAGATCACTGCATCATATGAAGTTAGCTTTGCCGGTGTACAAAATGACCCAACATCTGCCAGCTTCTATGCTGAAGCAACCGATACAGCCGAATTCAGCGGTTCTGCTGATTTTAATGCTTCAGCCTCTGGTGGAGCAAGCGCGACTGATACAGGCGGAAGAATAACAGTTCAATCTGATGTCACTGGTGTAGTTGATATTTCAGGTAGTGTTGGTATCGACGGAGAGATAGGCGTATCAGGATTCGTCACTGGTGATGTTATCACATCGACACAGACTATTACCCAAAGTGCCACAACGACAATGCTCACAGCAACTGCCGGTCCATTTACAGAGAACACAATGCAACTGGGCAAGAAGTTAATTAAGGTTGATATCAATCAGTTTATGAAGCCTGTACTTCTATGTGTTATTGGCAGACGTATGAAGCCAAATACAAAACTATATGCATTCTTTGATGGTGTTGCACAGAGTACTAACTGCACTCCAGTGAATCTTACCTCAGCAACAGACATTGTTGCCAATCACGCAGAAGCAACTTGGGCATCTAAGTTTCAGAATAACTCGACTGGCGCCCAAGGATCTGCTATTACGACTGATGCTCAAGGAAATTTTGCGGCAACATTTAGAATACCCAGTGGAACATTCATCACGGGTGAAAGAATTCTAAGATTCTCTGATGACGCTAAAGATAGAAAATCATTCGTCACTACCTCGAGTAACGCATCATACTCATCTTATGGACTATCTACAGTCTCACAACAGACAGTGATTAGTACACAGGTTCCAACTGTTAACTTTGGACAGACTGCGCCCGAAACTACAGTCATAGGATCGCAGACCAGTGTTACTGGTGTAGAGTTGAAGAATGTGGTATTGGATATCAACGCAACCGCATCCGCAAAAGTTACTGCTGAATTGGATGCGGATCTGGTCTTAACACAACACCTTGAAGTAACTGGCGGATTCGATCCTATCGCACAGACTTTTACTGTTCAGTCACCCACTGGAGTTTTCACTACTTCATGTAAGGTATTCTTTTCTAGTAAATCGGCAGATATGGGCATCACGCTTCAACTACGAGAAGTTGTTAATGGATATCCAGCAAGATCAGTTCTTCCATATGGAGAAGCATATCTTGCGCCAGCCCAGGTCAAAGTCACCACTGAAGATTCTGATGGTGTTATAGGGTTTGGCACCGGAGGCAATCTAGCAACAGAATTTACTTTTGAAGCACCTGTTTATCTTAAAGGTGGCACAGAGTATTGTTTCGTACTTCTACCACAGGGTAACTCACCTGATTACAACATCTGGGTATCTAAGTTAGGCGAGAACAAGATTAATACCACACAAAGAATCTTTGCTGAAGATACTAACATCGATGGTATTCTCTTTACATCTGCAAACAACAGAACGTGGAACGCTCACCAAGCTGAAGATATTACTTATCAGTTATTGAGAGCAAACTTTACCTCTACTTCTGGTTCACTGCAAATAGAGAACTCTGATGTAGATTATCTCCAGCTTGGTGATTATACGGCTGGTAGACCAAAAGTAGGAAGTATGATTCATGGATGGAAGACTGCTATTACTAATGCTGGATCTGGATATGAAGCTGGTGATATTATAACACTGGCTAGTTCAGTCGATGCCGCTGGCAAGACACTCACTGGCGTTAAGATTCAAGTAACTGCACCGGCAGTTGGTGCCGCTGGTGCAATACAAACATATGTTGTTACTGATCCTGGTAGCTTAGATGTGGCATGGGCAGAAGGCTCCAATCCAGGAAACACTGCACAAGCCAGTGTTGCTATTGGCAACTTAGGTGGGGGAAATTCAAACGGCAACGGAACTGGTGCAATTATCAACTTGACACTAGCCCGCGGCATATGCAGTGAAATGAATTCACTGAAAGAGTTTGGAGCGTTTCAAGTAATCGATGGTCACTTTAGAAATCAAACTTCTCCCGGAGCAATCATTACACCAATTAGAAGCGGTGCAAGTATAATGACTGTGACTGATATTATCGATAGGAAGTTCAACGAACTGAGAACACTTATTGGTAATATTGATTTTCCTCAGACTTCTTTGCAACATTCATTTGCCGCAACGAATCCTTCTGGTGTTTCTACTGCTAACTCAACATACGAAGCTATTCCAGTTGACACACGCAAGAGTGTTTCTGTTGAAAAAGCAGTTCGATCTTACTCAAATGAAGCATACTATCTCACTGG